TGCCATGGCTTACGATGATGCTGGGTATATATTGCCTCCATTACCAATAGTCCCTAATAATGACGCCGTAACTGTGTCTAGCGTTGTATATCCATAATAAAGTATCTTTGGAATTATGATTGATGACGTAAGAAACGCCGTTCTTGCTGTTGCAAATAAGAACAATTATGGATATATAACTCCATCGGATTTCAATTTGTATGCCCAGCAAGCTCAGTTAGAGATATTTGAGGGGTATTTTCAGCTCTACAACGACCAGGTCCGCAAGGAAAACTCTAGGATGTCTGGCACCGGGTATGCGGATATGAAGCAGATTACTGAGGAGGTTATTGACACGTTTTATACGGTCCAGTCATTGACTCAGTATGCAGCATCTACTTTCAGCATTCCATCTGACTGCTATTTAATGATTAACGTATTGTATGGCACTAAAACTGCCGACAAGATTTCTTTGAACAAGATTAATCAGCTTTTGGCGTCAAATCTTACAGCTCCGTCTGTAACGTATCCCGCCTATGTCGTAAATGGTGGTTTACAGGGTAGTCCCTTATCGCTTGTTCAACGTATAACGATGTATCCAACGAGTATAACTACCAATGTTCTATTGCAGTATATTCGATATCCTCGAGTCCCAAAGTGGACATGGGCCAACTTTACAACTGGAGGAGACCCTATTTTTTATCCAAGCGCGGCGGACTATGTTGACTTTGAGTTGCCTCAGTCAGATATGCCAATGCTTATAGCAAAGATTCTGCAATACGCCGGTATCTCTATTCGGGAGGGAGATGTGTATCAATTTGGACAGGCTACTGATACTGAAACCCAACAAAAAGAACGCTCATAATGGCATACATAACTCAATATCAGTATTATGATAATGGGGGTAATTCGCCCCAAGACGCAAACTGGGGCAGTTATCAGTATGTGTCTTTAGAGGACATTATCAACAACTTCATGTTGATGTATCAGGGAAACCATGAGCTCATCAACAATATCAATCGGTATCAGATTCTTTTTTTCGCAAAAAGGGCTATTCAGGAATTAAACTATGATGCCCTTAAAGAGATTAAGGTTTTAGAACAGCCAATAGGCGCTGACCTAAAGCTTATTTTGCCATCGGATTATGTTAATTGGGTCCGGATTTCTGCTGAAGTCAATGGGGTATTATTCCCGCTTAGCGAGAACTTTCAGACCAATTTTGCCACAGCGTACTTGCAGGACCAAAATGGTCAGTTGCTTTACGACCAAAATGGCAACGTATTATCTCCCCAATATTCAGAACTTGATTTAGGCCGGATTAATAATACAGCTCCAAGTCTTTATGTCAATCCGCTTAGCCCTTACAACGGGCAGTATGGATGGAACGTCGATGACGTGTGGTATTTTAGGTGGGGCATTGGCGGAGCTTATGGCGCAAATACAGAGACCGCTAATGCGAATCCTGTTTTTAAGATTGACAAGCAGAGTGGGGTAATAAACTTTAGCTCGAATATGAGCGGCCTATTGTGCGTTATTGAATACGTTTCAGATGGCATGGAGAATGGCAATGATGCCTCTATCAAAATCAACAAGCTTTTTGAAGATTACATTTATGCTGCAATTAAATATGCCGTTCTGAACAACCGGTTTGGGGTTCAGGAATATATCGTGAACCGGGCAAGAAAAGACCGAAGGGCTCTTTTGATGAATGCAAAAATTAGACTTAGCAACATTCACCCGGGTCGCCTCTTGATGAACATGAGGGGCCGCGATAAATGGATTAAATGAAGACTGTAATAAATTTTGTTGGCGGAAAGATGAACAAAGACCTCGATGAGAGGCTTGTTCCGCCTGGAGATTATGTTGATGCGTCAAACGTAAGGACGGGGTCTACTGAATCAACAGAAGTTGGTTCCGTAGAAAAAGCTCGAGGAAACGAAAAGGTTACAGAAATTTATTCAAATCCATCGACTCAAACAGCCATATCATCAAACGCAAGGTGTATTGGCGTTTTCAAAGACGATTCGCGTGAAATCATTTATTGGTTTATCCATGATTTTAATCCGGGAGGTTCTTATCCGGTTAATAATACTTGCGACTTAATTGTTTCATACAATACGGCGTTAAATTCTACGACATATCACGTCATTGATTTGGCGGGTGTTCTTAATTTTTCTTATGACTACCCAATTACGGGGATAAGTCTTGTTGAGAATCTTTTGTTTTGGACCGACGACCTCAATCCCCCAAGGAGGATTGACGTTACGGCTACTTATTCCGGGGTTACAAGTGGCGAGGTTTTTAATGTAATTGTAAAGCCTCCGAGCGAGTCTCCATCGATTTCGCTTACATACCTTCCAAATCTTGGAAATTTTTTAGAAGAAAACTTTATTGCGTTTTCTTATAGATATAAATATGCAAATGGTGAGTATAGCGCTCTTTCTCAATTTAGTGAAATTGCGTTTGTTCCTTCTGACTTTTTAGTTGACCCAAGCACATACCTAAATGAGGGTATGGTTAATCAGTACAATGCTGTCAACATCGAGTATAACTCAGGAAGTAGTTTAGTTAAAGAGATTGAAATATGCTACAAGAAAGGTAGTGGAAATGAGATTAAGGTAATTCAGCGACTAAACAAAGAAGAGCTTTCTATTCCAGACAACTCGACACAGACATTTCTTTTTTCAAACAATAAGATATATACGACGCTGCCATCGTCAGAGTGGTTTAGACTATACGACAATGTCCCTCATAAAGCCAAAGCTCAAGCAATAATGGGCAACCGGCTTATGTATGGGAATTACGTTGAGGGCTACAATCTTGTTGATGCGGACAATAATAATGTCAATCTGACTTATTCCGCTCAACCTTATTCTGAAGAGATTCTTTCGACGCCAATGAGCACATCGTTGTCGTCATACACATACCCTTTAGGGTGGTATACTGGTGCTCCAGCGGCAACAATCACTAATTCTAAGTTCAGGATTGATGTTCCAACTGAATATCAAAATAATATACCTGAAGGGCTAACGTTTTCTTTCACGCTAACACTTGAAAGCGCTCAAGTTTCTGTTGTTGGATTTCCAAGTCAGCTAGCTTTTTCAATAACCTTTACATTTACCACTCAAAAGCCTTATTCTAGTTGGTTGAACATGGTAAACTCTACCGAGTTTCAACAGAAAATAGGAACCACTGCTAGTTTTTATCAAAGCGCAAACGGTTTGCCAAATGTTTGCAATGGCTTTTCATTGACAGACAGGTTTGCTTGCGCTGTTCAGAATAAAGGTACATCTCCGGCGTATAATAAATACGCAGTAGGTTCCACTAGCACATTGAAGACCGGATTCATCTGGGGCTTTGGTAGCAATACATTTCTTGAAATTATTGTTCCGGCCGTAGCGTATCAAAACGCTTCCACTTTACTTGTTGATAGATATGAATGGTTTAGGGTACAGAAAATCTCAGCAACCATTTCTAAGGTTGGGGTCCCTAAAAGTCTTCATAGTAATAGAGATTATCAGCTTGGTATTGTCTACATGGACGAGTACAATCGTTCGACGACTGCGTTAACAAGTCCTACGAATACGGTCTTTTTTCCTGCCGCAAATTCAAGCACTAAGAATAGGATTAAGGTTACTATCCCTATTTCTCAAAAAGCCCCATCATGGGCAAAGAGGTATAAGTTTGTCATAAAGCCAACTAAAGAGAGATACGACACGATTTTTGCCAATATATTTTACAATGACCCCATGGACAGTGGTATATGGGTAAAGTTGGATGGCGAATCTCAAAATAAAGTTAATGTAGGGGATAAGCTTATTGTAAAATCAGATACACAGGGCGCCTTGCAGAATTATGTAACGACGGTTGTTCTTGACAAAGAAGCAAAGGGTATAGATTGGATTTCAGGAAACCAAACTCCTTCCGGGCAACCTATTCAAGAATTGCCGGGTGTTTATATGAGAGTAAAGGCTGATGGGTGGTCTGCAAATTTTAATCCAAATAACTACATCGATACGGGCTCATTGACAGCCGAGTCGACTGATACCGGAGGAGGGAACCCTAATTCTTATGCTAGAATCAGAATACCATGTTTTGGGTACAGCAATGGCGCTGTTGAAAGATGGACGATTCCAGCGGGCTCTGTCGTGACAATAAATTTATGGGTATTTCGATTTGGGAGAAATTGCGGTGGAGCAAGTAATGATTGTGGAAGGGTTGATTCGTTGCTTCATTTAAGAATAATCGCGTCACAAGATTATTCTGACTTTAAACAGTTTTGGGATGGGGAAGGCGTCAATGTTGCCTCGGCTGTCCATCCGAACTATGGTTGTCCAGATGATGCCGGTCAAAATAATGACGTATATGATTCGACACCTTTAATAGGTGTAAATGTGGTCCCAGCACGATTACAAGGAACTAATAGATACCAGTTTGCTCAAGACTCATCTGTAACGTCATCTTCGAATCCTTTATACCTGACAATTAGACACGGAAGTCCGGCTTGTTCTTGGCCAAATGTTAAGACCTCTCGGATTGAGGCTCGAATTATTATTCAGAAGGCCGGCGGTGCGTTAGTTTTTGAGACAGAGCCTACTGATGCGATTCCAGATTTATACTACGAGAACCATGAGTCGTTTGGAATTGACGCTTCTGGAAATCATTTGTGTAATGATATTAACCAAGATATTGCCGGTGGAACATCAGGTATAAGTTACTTGGATTTTTACAACTGCTTTTCTTTTGGAAACGGCGTAGAGAGCTACAAGATAAAAGACTCAATCGTTGGAGATTCATTTTCTCTTGGTCAAAGAGTTACGTCTGTCGCTGAAACTGATTTCAGTGAAGTGGTTCGTTTTTCGGATATTACATATAGCGGAGTTTACAATCGAGAGTCGAATGTAAATAAGTTAAACGAGTTCAATCTTGGACTCTTAAACTTCAAGAATCTTGAGGCCTCTTATGCAAGCATTCAAAAAATGCACCCAAGGCAAACGGACTTATTGGTATTCCAGGAAGACCGTGTGTCCAGGGTTCTTGTAGGGAAAAACATTCTTTCGGATTCAACGGGAGGAGGAGCTGTCGCTAGTATCCCTGAGGTATTGGGGAACCAGGTTGCAAGGATTGAAGAGTTTGGTATATGCAAACAGCCCGAAAGTTTTGCGTCATTTGGCAATGACTTGTATTTTACCGACATCAAGAAAGGCGCTGTACTAAAGCTTTCTGGAGAACAGCTGTTTATTATTTCAGATATTGGTATGCGTTCATATTTCAGGGACGCATTTACGACAATCAAGTCTGCTCCAGTTAGAGGCGCGTATGACCCTTTTGTAAAAGATTACGTCTTGCATGTTGGCGATGAGCCATCGGCAGCGATTGACTATATTAATTGCGGTGGAGAGAAATATTACGGAAATATCACGGCTCCGACTACTATAAGGGTTTACTATCCTTCATCTATTGGAGATGCAGATATTTATATTACCGGGCCGCTTGTTGGAGATGGGACAATAGATGTCTTTTATGATTCAGGAATTGTTGGCGGTCCTATTAGTATCGCCACTGGTGGAACAATTACATTCAACAAATACTCATCAACAATAAACTACGCCGATATTGTTATTTCTCCATCATCAACTCCAATCGGATTCTTACTGACAACAACTTGTCCATCCGGAGGAGCCAATGTGACAGTTTATGCGATGGTGTTGACAAATAAGGCTGACGCCGGAAAGGTTGGGCAAATCGCCTATGGCACATACCCAAACAATATGAATGTGGAGTCCTTTGTAGCCCAAAGCGACTCTGTATATCCACTCATATCTTATTTGTCTTCTCAGAGTGTTACTCCTGGCTCGTTGTTTTTACCTGAGAACTCATCGTCAATAACGATGTATGGAATTACTGGGCAGTTTAATGACTTCAGCGTTAATCCGTCACTTGATAGGTTTAGGCTTTTAAGGAGCAATACGCTTTATGCCTTTGATACGCCATCTGGATTTAATAGTTTAATCACTGCTGGTGGCGCAATAACTAGCGTTCCGGGAGGGCCTACGGCGGATTATGAGCCATATCAATCATATAGCGCATCAA